CGTCAATTGCCCTCTATCAGTCCCAGAACTACAACCTTCTCAGTTTGCTCAACTCAACAACAACAGAAGTAAACAGCCTCGGCGCGTACCTTCTCGGCAAATACCGCAACCCCGTCGTCCGCTTCACAGGCGTCTCATGCGAACTAGCAGCTCTTACCTCCGCACAATGGTCAACTCTCTTTGCCATCGACTTGACCTCAATCGTTACGGTGCAGAAGGATTACTCAACCGGCACCCCAACGTCAGAATCGCAGACCCTGATCACATCAGGAATTGAACACAGAATCGTCCCAGGGTCTCACATTGTTTCGTACACTTTCGAGAGCACAGACAGCAATGGCTACCTAGCACTTAATGACGCAATCTTCGGAACGCTCGACAATAACCTTCTCAGTTTCTAGAAAGGAAACAACAACATGGCAACACCTCCAGACTTCACAAGTGGTCAAATACTTACAGCAGCACAAATGAACGCAGTCGGTATGTGGCTTATCAGCACGACTTCATTTACAACGGCCAGTCCTGATATCACGGGCGTATTCAGTGCCGACTATGAAAACTATGTGGCGGTGTTGCGCTGCACTTCTTCTATTGCTGGCCAATACACAAACTGCCAACTGCTCAACGGCACAACAGCCAAAACAACTAACTACAACCGAGGCGGTTTGGTTTCCACTTCTGGCGGTACTTTAGGGGCCGACTCAGGCACAACTGGCGCTGATGGTTGGCGAATTGCTGGACAATCTACCGCTGGTATTTACGCAACCATGACTTTCTATCGCCCGTTTTTAACAGCCGAAACTGGATACAAAGTTGAAGCAAGTTACAGCGGTAACTACTACGCACTTGGCGGGGTACAAACCGAGTCTTACAGCGCAACAGGCTTCAAAATCCTTGCCTCAGGAAACGCAGCAACATACACAGGCACAGTAAGCGTTTACGGATACAACAACTAATGCAAAAAGCCTTGATTCTATTGGTGATTTGTGCATCGCTTACTGCCTGCGCAGATCGTGAACGCCTCAACTGCCCACCCACAAAGAACAAAGCACTTCGAGGCGTAACCGAAACAATCTCAACAACAATTGCACCCGCTTATGGCGATGGAGGGAAATGCACATGAAACCACAAAACAGAATGAGCAACGAAGAAATCAAAGCACGACTCATCTTTGTCGTAGCCATCGGCTTAACGCTTGCCTTTGTTCTGTCAATCATCTCACTTCTCTACGGTTTACTGTTTGTGACGCAACCGCTCGAGGTCTCGCCTAACGACGATGCAGCATGGTCAGTCTTGTCGCCAATGCTTGCGACGTTAACTGGCGGGCTTCTCGGGGTGCTCGCAGGTAACGGCCTCAAAGACCGTCCGAAGGAACCGCCTGCACCATGACCGCTCGCAAATACCCGTTTTACCCTTCGTGGGATGGCAAAGCCACCTCACCAATCACAAAAAAATTTTTTGATCTATGTCAACGGCGTTGGGCATTTACGAATCTAGGAATGTACGTCAACCGTCCGATGCGCGGGTCAAAGAACCTCAGCGTCCATGCGACAGGCTTTGCAGTCGATATGGGATATCCCGCAACTCGAGCAGGAAGAGCAGCTGCAAAAGAAGCATGGGAATGGCTGATTGAGCATTCCGAGGAATTGCTGTTATGTGAACTGCATGACTATTCGTACCGCAACCCTGCACAGCCCGAATCAGACAAAACCGCATGGGGTAGGGGCTATCGCTGCAGTCGTGGCCCAGGGCAAAAAGGGGTCAAATTGTTTACCTCAAAAGACAATGCCGGAACCCCAGGCGGTGTCTGGCTCCATGCCGAAATCTCTAACGAATGGGAAAGCCCCGAAGCATTTGAAGCAGCCTGGCGAGCCTTGCCGAAACCATAAATCGCCCGAAGAAATCACCCTCTTCGCGCTAGACCTCGGGACTGACTGTGTTTCCCTCATTGGTTCCGAGGTCGAATCCGCCACCCAGACGCTTGCTTGTGTTACAACATCCAGACACAAACAGCGAAGGGAAACCGCTATGACCGATACACAATTCATTTACAGTTTCATAATGGGATGGGTCTCATGTTGGCTATGGCTCAAAATGATGGCTAACCGATGATGCTTCCAACGTGGGGCTATATGCCGTTATGGTCTAAAGACAAACTAACCCTCGTCCAAATCTTCACAGATTCGGCAACAGAAGAGATCGTCAAAGTCACAGTCGCCAGAAGGCAGGCTCCCTGGATGACCTTCGCTTCGATTACAGAAGTAGAACAGGTTGATTAAGAGAATCATGGCAGTCGCCCTCATCACCGCAACATTTACCGCCTTACCCGCATCCGCAGCTGCGCAACGCGACACCTTCGACAAGTACAACGGCGTCCTGCCGGATCAGTATTACGACGGTCTTGCTCGTTGTGAAACTGGCGGAAACTGGCAACACTCGACGCGCTCATATACGGGCGGTCTTGGCATTTACCGAGGCACCTGGCAACGCTGGTCAGACTCCTCGAGCGCTAAAGGCAAGACCCCTGCGCAACAAGTCAAGGTCGCAGACGCAATCGCATTCAAAAGCCACATCAACCCTGACGGCACGAAAGTCTGGCGCGTCGGGCCTTGGGGATGGGGATGCCTTAAAGGGCAGAAATCGTTACAGGCATACATATGCAAGTCACGACACAAGGATGTTGCAAGATGGAAGCGCGGATGCGCTACTGTCCGTAAACACAACTAAACACAGATGAGGGAAACATCATGGAATTAACAACCGACGAAATCATTGCGCGTCTCATGAATCTGTCAGTCAAACTTGACGGGGAGATGCGCTTTGAAGAAGGTGCCACAGTCAGTCAGGCAATCGCCCTGATTATGACAATGCGGAACGCTGCCGAACGGATGCGTCACCCAAGCATGAGCAACAGCAACGACGAACTCAAAGCAGTCATCGAGTGGATTGTTGACCAGAAATGAGCATTGAAGACTACGAACCAGTTGCCAGTCGACTTGCTCGCTTCTGGGAGAAACATCCCGAAGGTCGAGTCATCACAAAACTCCTCACATTTGAAGGAGACCGCGTCATTGTCCAGGCCGACATCTATGTTGACCGTGAAGATGACCGACCAGTTGCGACAGACTTTGCAGAAGAAATACGCGGGTCTAGCAATGTCAACAAGACGAGCCACATCGAGAACGCAGCCACTTCCGCAATTGGCAGGGCGCTCGCAGATTGCGACTTTGCATCTTCAACGGACTGGACGAAACGCCCCTCGAGGGAGGAAATGTCAAAGGTTGAGCGAATGTCGGGAGACACCCGCATCACCGAACCGTCAAACCTTGCGTCAGAGAAGCAGCAGAACATGATTCGCGCGGTCTGTAAGTCAATGGGCAAAGTTCCACCGGCAAACCTTCAAGGCATGACGAAGCGCGAAGCGTCTGCATACATTGACACTCTCAAGAGCGCACCTGCACCGCAAGAAGAACCCGAGGAGGCGTTCTAATGAGCGTTCTACAAAGCACTTACTACGAAGAACTTCCCAACCTTGACAGGTACGGAGACTTAGACGACGAAGAACCAATACAAGTTCACGTTGCCGCTGCATTCTTTGAGCATGTTCACCTTTCATTAGAAAGTTGTGACCAAATCACCGAAGTCAATATGACAATTGAACATGCTGAAGCAATTCTTGCTGGCTTGGTTAAAGCAATTGAGTCTGCAAAAAAGGGCAGGTCGTTAAGGGATGGTTGAGTTCATAACGCTCATTTTGTTGTGCATAAGTTTGTTCATGTGCGGATTCCTGTTGGGAAAAGACCAATGACCGTCTCGGAAAAAATATTTCAAGACCAAGTCATCAAGTTGGCCAGGATGCAACAGTGGCTCGTCTTCCATGCCTCGCCCTCATCGCCCCGTCCAGGCGTCTGGCGCTCAGACGGCAACGGATTCCCCGACCTTGTCCTTGTCTCAACATCCATCCCTTCTCGAGGAGTCATCTTCTGCGAACTAAAAGCAGCCGAAGGCAAACTCTCAGCCGAACAAGAAAAGTACGCACGATGCCTTGTCAATGCAGGAATTGAATACCACCTTTGGCGTCCCCGAGACCTTGACGCAATAGCAGCTCGACTTGGCAGGCAGGCAAAGATTCAATGAGGCAACCAGTCCGCGTCATCCTGTCCGATGCCGATATGCAAATAGCAGCGCACGGCGGAGTCAACCGTCGCCTCCTGGCAATTAAACGAGCCGACAGACCCAACCAACCAGGGCGCAAATACCACGAACAAAACTGGTTCCAGACAGACGTCTTCGGAGCCATAGGCGAATACGCCGTTGCAAAACTGCTCGGCGCGGAATGGCATTGGGAACAAGAAGCAAACGGATTCGACGTCCTCCAGTATCAAGTCCGGTCAACTGAGAACCCAGACACCACAATCAAGGTACGCACCAGGGACAATCCTGATCACAACTTCATCTTCTGCAAAGTCCGAGAGAACCGAGTCCTTATTGAGGGCTGGATTACAGGCCGAGAAGTCATCGAGAACAACGACGAGATATTCCCTGACTGCTTCACCATCAAGGATTACCGCCTGTACCCATTGACAGACCTTCCAGAGTTCCCTCAGACGCTCCCTGCGGGATGTCAGATGTACAAAGCCCCTGTCAAGCGACTAGGCACCGTGTCATGATTGTCGTGGCCTGGTACATCCTTCTGTTAAGTATCGGGCTAGCAATCCTTCAGGGCTTCCGCAAGGACTAACATGCCAACACAATCTAGAGAAGCAAGCGCGCATCATCATTTGCAGATGGTCGGAAGAACACTCGGGAACGAGGGTAGAGCAGACTGCCTCAAGGCATCTGTGCAGCGTCCAAACGTCATAAATGTGAATGGTGACCGTCCACATGTCAAACATCCGGCAGCCAGAGATACTTACTCGAAATGCGGGGGGCGAGCAAACCACCGAACCGAACACAACGAAAGAGAGCAAGACCCCTCGGGGGGTCGCGCTAGCAGGGGGCAACTATGACCAGAAGAAAAGACCTTGACAACGTCACATACAGAAAGAACCGCATTGCCTTCCTTGCCGAATGGCAACGCCCCTGTCACTGGTGCAACAAAGCACCCGCCACAACAATTGACCACCTCATCGAAGTTGACACCGGAGCAGACCCAACCGACCAAGACCTGTGGGTCGGAGCCTGCTCGAGCTGCAACAGCAAACGCGGAACCAAATACATCAACGACAAACGAACCCACCAACAACACCAACGAGCCGCAGCCCTGGGTCTCGATCACCCAACCAAAAAACCACCGACAAAAAAACCAAACGAAAGAAAAAACGACATGGATTTTTTTGAAAACTCTACGAGATTGACCCCGACCCCTTCCAATCTCTTATCTGGACGGGAACAAACCGAATCAGTTCGATGTCCTGCGTCTGCGGAGTTAACGCTCGGGATTGGAATGGTTCAGCCGAGATTGGAATCGGTCACCCAGGGGTCTGGTTCTTATGGGCCTGCAGTTGCTGCATGGTCGGAAAGAGTTCTCTCGAGGACGTTGTTTGATTGGCAGAAGGTGGCACTTGATGGTCAGTTAACTCATGATGAGAATGGCGACCTTGTCTTTCGTGAGGCGTTGACTAGCTGCGCTCGGCAGAACGGCAAGTCGGTTGCCTTGACAAGTCTTTGCGGATTCTTCTTGACGGACTGGTCAGCGATGCGGGGCAAACCCATTCACGTTCTTTCCGTTGCCAACAAACTTGATCGCGCGGTTGCAATCTTCAATGAACTTGCTCCGGTACTCGAGGCGCAATTTGAAGGTCATGTCACTTGGAGTTACGGACGCAACAAGGTTGAGATGCCGAACGGGTCAACATGGGAAGTCCGCGCTGCAACCCCAAACCTTCACGGCGGAACTTACGATCTGATTGTTGTTGACGAAATTTGGAACGTATCTGAAGAGGTTTACTTTGATGCGTTGCGCCCGTCGCAGATTGCGGTCAAGTCTCCGCTCCTTTCCTCCTGGTCAACTTCGGGCGACGAGTCGTCTAAGACAATGCAACGATTGCGCGAGGCAGCAATTGGCGCGATAGATCAGCAGAAACAGACTCGTCTTTACTTTGCTGAATGGAGTCTCCCGTCTGGGGCTGATCCGAACTTGGAAATAAATTACGGGTACAGCAACCCCGCCCTCGGTCAGACCATCACCCTCGAGGCATTGCAGGCAGCTGCGGAAACTCCAGATCGTGCAGCGTTCCTCCGCGCTCACTTGAATCTGTGGGTCTCGTCGGCGGACGCTTGGATTCAACCAGGCGTATGGGACAAGTTGTTTACAGAATCCGACTGTCCCGCAGGTGGCGTCCTTTGCGTCGACTCAAGTACAGGCGGAGAGAAATATGTCGGCATCCGTTGCGGACTTACCGAGGAAGGCAACATCATTGCGACAGTCCAGTTCTCCACAGAGTCCCTTAAAGAAATGTGGATCAAGATTAACGAAGCAATGGAGGCAGACCCGAAACTGCGTCTAGCGATTACTCCGGCACTCGATCTACATACGCCAGAAAAGTTAGAACGGCGACGTCAAATTTTCGGCTACGCCGAGGTACTGAAATTTACGGGTCTGACGCGTTCGCTCATCCTCGAGAAACGCATCTACCACCGAGGCGAAGAACTGTTGGCGACTCATGTCAACCGCGCAGTCCTTGCCCGCGCAAACGGTCAAGTCGTGATCAGTAGCCAACGCTCCCCTGGCCCCATCGAGGCAGCGCGACTTCTAGTCGTTGCAGCAGCACTTGTTTCCCGCCCGTCAAATACTGGACGCGCAGCAATGGCATTCGGAAGGTAGTTGCATTTGCAACTAGTTTGTGGGAGACTCCAGTCGTGGCGTTCTTCTCCCGAAAAATCACAACCGCTGAATTTGCATCTTCGCCAATTAAAGCCGCTGCCGGCGTTGGCAGTCTTGGCGTCCCACCGATGTATGCATGGTCTAGCGGTGCATTTGAGCAGGTCGCCCTTAGTCTCCCGACTGTGTCGCGGGCGAGAGACCTTCTCGCCTCGACCATCTCAAGTCTTGAGTTCCGTCAAAAGGTCAAGCAATGGAACGGCACCGAGTACGAAGAGATATACGTCCCAAATGAATCATGGATGGAAAATCCTGATCCGAAAGTTCCGCGCCAGTTCATCCTTGCAAATACGGTCACAGACCTGTGGATGACGGGACGCGCATTCTGGGCGGTCACTTCTCGCAACGCAACCGACGGACGCCCTATGAGTTTCGAATGGCTACCGTCCGCAAACATTCAGACACCCAATCAGCAAGGCCCACAGTTCTTCGGCATGCCAGACGAAATTGAGTTCAACGGCATCCAGTTAGACCCCAACGAAATCATTACTTTCCTTGCACCGACAACTGGTCTCATGTATTCAGGCCGACGCTCCGTCAGCATCGCAACTCATCTTGACCAGTACGCAGATCGTGCAGCAACCATTGAAACTGTCCCTGGTTATCTGCAACAGACGGCAGCAGGCGAAACAATGTCCGGTGAAGAACTCGGAGACTTGGCTGCACAATGGGCGCAGGCTCGCCGAGAAGGAAACGTCATTGGCGCGTTGAACAACTACGTTAACTTTGTTGAGTTTGACCGCGACCCGCTTGAAGTCAACGCAGCGCAGCGCGAATACCAAGCCCTCGATCTTTCCCGTATGTGTTCAGTTCCCGCGTACCTTGTCTCAGCCCCGACTCCAGGCGCATCCATGACTTACCAAAACGCAACGCAAGCCCGTCAAGACCTCTGGTTGTTCGGCGCGCAAATGTACGCACATGCAATTGAATCTCGTCTCAGCATGAACGACGTCACCGCGCGCGGACGCTATGTCTGCTTTGACACCGACGACCTTCTTGCCGTGGGCGATATGCACGACGCACTTGTCGAACCCGAAGTGCCAGACCTCGAGGAGATTCCTTCATGATCAAGTTCACCGCCGTCCCCGTCACCCTTGACGCAGCAGCTGGAGAAGATGCACCGCGCACCATCACCGGCATTGCAGTCCCTTGGGACACAGTCGCAACCGTCTCAGGCGGAGAGAAAGTTATGTTCAAGCGCGGAGCCTTTGACTTGGATGCCAAGCCCGCGCGACTTCTAGAAAACCACGACGGACGCCCGATTGGAATTGTCAACGAACTCATTGACCTTGACAACGGTCTCGGATTCACCGCATCGTTTGCTCGTTCTAAAGCAGCCGACGATGTTGTTGAACTGATTCAAATGTCCGCATACGACTCAGTCTCCGTCGGTGCAGTACCGAAAAAATTCAAGTACGACAAGAACGGCGTCATGATTGTTTCATCCGCTGATCTACAAGAACTTTCGGTCGTGAGCGTTCCGGCATTTGCCGACGCCATCATCGAACAAATCGCTGCCTCAGAACACGACCCAGAAGAAGTCGAAGAAGAGTCAACCGAACCCCAACCCGACACAAGTCTCCAGGAGGAAACAATGTCAACAGAAACCCAAGTCGAAGCCTCCGCGCCCGACGCCATCCCAACATCACCAATCTTCGCTTCGGCAAAGAAAGAGTTCAAACTTCCTTCCGCTGGCGAATGGATCTCAGCACAGATGCAAGGTGGCGCAATCGCTGCCGAGTTCAACGCTCGCATCCGCGCAGCTGCTCCAGATGTAACCACCGCTGACCTTGACGGCATCATGCCATTGCCAATTTTGGCTCCCGTGTATTCTGGGATTCAAGGTTTGCGCCCTGTGGTTGATGCAATCGGCGCTCGCCAGATGCCCCAATCAGGCAAGGTCTTCATCGTTCCAAAAATTACAACCCATACCTCAATTTCGGGCCCCCAGACACAGAACACCACAATCACCGCTGGTCAGTATGTTGTTGATGACATTCAAATTACCAAGGACATCTACGGCGGATACGTTGAAGTCTCCGAGGCTTCAATTGACTGGAGTTCACCAGAAGTTTTGAACGGACTCCTCGAGGACATGGGCAAAAAATACGCCCTGGCAACCGACAACGCAGCCGCTGACGCGCTTGTTGCAGGTACTTCACAGACAACCGGCAACGTCGCAACGACAGACCCAACTGACTGGATTGCAAAAGTTTATGCTTGCGCAAACACCATCCTCAGCAACGGTTACTACCTTCCAGATCACTTGTTCGTATCTGGTGACGTATTTGCGCAGCTTGGACAATTGAGCGGCACAGATGACCGTCCGCTTTTCCCACAGGTTGGACCAATGAACGCTTTCGGCACAATGAACCCAGGCTCTCGCGAAGCGTTTGTCTTCGGACTTCGTCTCGTGGTTGACACCAACTTTGCAGCAAAGACCACCATTGTTGGTGCAGCAGCAACTGGTGCCTTCCGTTGCTACGAACAGCAGAAGGGCGCAATCAGCCTCGACAATCCTTCAACATTGTCTCGCACAATTGCCTTCCGCGGATACTTCGCACCGAAGATGATTGACGCAAACCAATTCATGAAAATCCCTCAGGCTTAAACCTGAGACACGACAGGGACTGACTAATGGCTACTTACGATCTCGCGTTCCATACGCGCCTCGATGGGTACGCCATTCTTCAGACCCTCGTTGAGACAGGCATACAGGTTGGAGATTCCGTTGTCATTGCAGGCGCAGACCACGGCTTCTCTGGAACCCACAAAATTGTTTCAACACAAGACTTTGAGTTCATCGGGGTCTCTGACGAGGGCGACCTTGAATTTGACTCCGATGTAATTCGTCTTTACCAGTTCATGTATGTGGACGCTGGCGCAGACTTTGAACGGTCTATTGCTACCGGCACAGTCACCTTCACCCCGTCTGTGTCTTGGATTGTCGCAGCTGATGTCACCTCATGGCTCGGCATCGACGTCGCAACCGCTAACGACACGGCCTTCATCACGGTCTGCGTTAACGCTGCAAACAACTACATCTTTCGCAAGCGTCGCGAAGCGGGCTACACCGATTCGCAGTCAACGGTGCCTGGTGCCGACGTCAAACTCGGCACAATCATGTATGCAGCAACGCTCTATCGTGAGCGCGGATCAGCAGACTCATTCGCCTCATTCGACGCAATGTCTTCAATCCCCATTCCGTCAACAATGGGACGCATCATGGCCCTCATCGGCTGCGGAAGACCACAGGTCGCGTAATGGCTGCAACAGGAATCCTCGTCGATGCGGTCAACGCAATCAAAACACAACTCACCACCCTCGGTCTCAAACCCGTCACAGATCCGCGCAACGCGCGACCAATGTCTGTCTTCATTGAACTTCCCGTCATGACCTCGTTCACTTACAACGTCGGCGACTTTCGGATACCCGTCAGAGTCTTGGCAGCCCCTCCAGGCAATCAGGACTCAGGCGACTATCTCATGTCAACTGTTGACACAATCATGAACTCGCCCATCGCAGTTACAGACGCCCGTCCAGGCAATGCAAACTACGGCGGGCAAGACATACCCACATACGACCTCACGGTGGCAATCACCGTGAAGAGAAACTAAGGAGCCACCAATGGCAACAAGCACATTCCTTTCTGGAGCCACCTGTAACATCACCCCAACTGGCGGATCAGTAATTGACGTCAGCGATCAACTTTCTAAATGTGAAGTAATGGTCGGTTTTGAACTTTTGGAAAGCACCAGTCTGGCCGATACAGGCCGACAGGCAGTGAAAGGTTTGCAGAGCGTAGCGGTCAACCTTGACCTCTATCTTTCCTACGGCTCAACCGAGATCGAAACACTTTTGAGCGCAATCGTCTCTGCTGGTGGATGCACAATTGTTGTGTCCCCATCGGGCACCACAGAGTCAGCCAGCAATCCAGAGTTCACGATTACGTCGGCAACACTTGACGCCGCTCCAGTGATAATGAGTTCCATCGGGACCCTTGCCGTAGCCAGTATTTCGTTCTCAAACGGCACTTGGGTACGAGACGTTACCTGATAATTGAAAGAGGGAAACAATGAAAATCCGACTACAAGTAACACCGATTGAAGGCGACCCCTATGAATGCGAAACGAATCTATTCGTTGTCGTGGCATGGGAACGCAAATTCAAACGACAAGCATCCAGTCTCGCAAACGGCATCGGCGCAGAAGACCTTGCATTCTTTGCATTCGAATCTGCTCGAGCTGCGGGAATCACAACTCCGCTCGCCTTTGACGAATTCATTAAAAAAACCAAGTCCATCGAGGTCGTGTCGGAGGATTCACCGTCTTTTACAGAAGCGGCAGTTTCCGACGCTCACTAGCGGAGGTTCTTGTCGCGACTGGATACTGGACACCCGACATCCCATTCGACACAGACGATCTCTTCACGGTTGTTGACGTGTTGAACGAACAACAGAAATCACAAAGGAGCAGACGATGACAGCAAACACTTCACTTGAAGTCGTCGGTGTTCGTGACGCTATTCGTTCGCTGAACAAGATTGAGCCTGGTCTCCGTAAGCAGTTTACCGCCGACGCAACCCGCATCGCCCAACCCGCAATCCAAGAAGTTCAGAAGAGTTACACAAAAGTTCCTTTGTCTGGCATGGCCCGCAAATGGGAACAAGCCAACAAGAAGATATTTCCGTTCTCTGTGGCAAAAGCAGTCTCTGGAGTCAAGTTAAAGGTGGACGCTTCTCGAGAGGCAACTTCGCTGATTTACATAACTCAGACCAATGTCGCTGCAGCCGTCTTTGAAGCAGCGGGACGAGCCAATCAGAACCGCTTGGGTGATTCCCTTGGGCAGTTGCGTCCGAACCATACGCGCATTCTCGGGCCTGCCGTGTTCCGCAAGCGTCGCGAGATTGAAGGCGAAATGCTTCGCGCCACTAATGAAGTAAAAGCCCGCGTCGAAAGAGAACTCAAATGACAATCGCAATCCCAATCATCACAGAGTTCAACGGCAAAGGAATCGACAAGGCAATCAAGGAATTCAAGAACCTTGAGACCAACGGCGAGAAGGCACAGTTTGCAATCAAGAAGGCAGCCGTTCCCGCAGCTGCTGCATTGGCGGGTCTGACCGCTGCACTCGGTTCAGCAGTAAAGGGCGCAATCGAGGATGCAGCCGCGCAGGACAAACTTGCTGAACAGATTCGACGCACCACAGGAGCAACCGACGCACAGATTGCCATGAATGAGGACTGGATATCTGTCCAAGGCAAACTGCTTGGAGTCACAGACGACCAACTTCGTCCGGCACTTTCTTCACTTGTCCGCGCTACTGGTTCAATCACCGAAGCGCAGGAACTGGCATCGGCTGCTATGGACATTTCTGCAGCCAAAGGAATCAGCCTTGAGACGACGACTAAGGCTCTAGAAAAGGCATACGGGGGCAACATGACCGCCCTTGCCAAACTGTCTCCAGAACTGCGCGACATGATCAAAGGCGGAGCGACCCTTGACGAAGTCATGCAAGCAATGTCCAAGACTTTCGGCGGTGCAGCATCCGAAGCAGCCGAAACCACCGCAGGCAAATTTGCCAGAATGAAACTTGCCCTTGACGAAACAAAAGAGTCAATCGGCGCATCTCTCATGCCTGCCGTTGAAGCCGTTCTGCCGTTCCTTCAGAACCTCGCTACATGGGCGCAAGACAACCCAGAGTTCTTTACCGTCATTGCAGTCGCCCTTGCCGGTATCGCAACTGCCATTGTTGCAATCAATATCGCAATGAGCCTTAACCCAATCAGCGCAATCGCAATCGGCATCGGACTTGTCGCAGCAGCTGCAGTTATTGCCTACAAGAAATTTGAAACATTCCGCACCATTGTTGACGCCGTGTTTGGCGCGTTTCGGTTCTGGATATCTAACGTCACAATCCCGTTGTTCAAAGGTCTATTAGGCGCAGCAACATTTGTCTTTGAAGCAATCGCTGCAATCTGGAACAACACCGTCGGCAAATTGGCATTCACCATTCCAGACTGGGTGCCTTTGCTTGGAGGCAAAAGTTTCGCCATGCCGAAAATCGGCGGAGGCGGAGGAAGTAGCGGAGGCTTGACTAGCGCACGAGCGTTCGAAGAATCCCAAAAAGAAATCGTTGCAGCGAACCCAGAGGTCTTTGCAGCACCGCCCGCAGTTGCACCATCAGCCCCAGGCAAAGTCCAGAACACCGCAGCACCCGCCTTCGACAACACGTCAGGCAACGCAGGAGGCTTCGAGAACGCAGGCATCGGCGGTATTGGCCCATTCAGCAACATCACCATCAACATGGACGCAGGACTCGTCTCATCGCCTGCCACAGTTGGTCAAGACATCATCGACGCCATCCTTGCAGCGCAACGCAACTCCGGACAGGTCTTCGCACCTGCTGCAACTTTCTAATGACCGTCCCCACATACCAAGTCCTCGTCGGATTTCAGACGACCACAGGATTCGGTCAACCCTTTCAACTCAACGACGCCGTTTTCGGTCTACTTAACACAGGCACCCTTGGCGGTCTCGCATACGCAGACCTCACCTCGCTTGTTCTGTCGGTCAACATCAAGCGCGGACGCAACCGCCAACTTGACCAATTCAACGCAGGAACCGCACAAGTCGTCTTCAACAACAACTCCCGCATCCTTGACCCGCTCAACACCGCCTCGATCTACTACCCGTTCGTATTGCCTCGCTCGCCCATCATCATTTACGCCAACGGCACCCCCATCTACACAGGCTTCGTCGAGGATTGGGACTTGGATTACCAGAACGCCAACCAGGGCAGAATGTTCGCTCGATGCGTTGACACCTTCGGCACCCTCGCCAATCAGCAGCTCAACGCGTTCACCCCTTCCGCCGAGACCTCAGGAGTTCGCGTTAGCACCGTTCTAGACCGTCCAGAGATTGCGTACCAGGGCGCAAGGTCTATCGGTACAGGGTCGTCCACTCTCGGCGCTTACGCGGTCTCTCAGGACACAAACGTCCTCAACTATCTTCAGCAGGTCAACACCTCAGAGCAGGGCTACCTTTACACCTCAGCAGACGGAACCCTTACCTTCAAGGGCAGGTCGAGCGTTCTCAACCCTGTCTCGGGCGCGTCCTTCACCACAAACGGCACAGGCATTCCATACATGAGCCTCGTGAACCAATACGGATCAGAACTGCTCTACAACTACATAGTGACCCAATCGCCCGCAGGAGCCGCGCAAACAAATTCGGACTCAACGTCAATTGCCCTCTATCAGGCCCAGAACTACAACCTTCTCAGTTTGCTCAACTCAACAACAACAGAAGTAAACAGCCTCGGCGCGTACCTTCTCGGCAAATACCGCAACCCCGTCGTCCGCTTCACAGGCGTCTCATGCGAACTAG